CTGGGCCCTTGGGGTCTTAGAGCTTTGGTGAGAGCGCCCTGGGGCTCTCGTGAGGGGGGCGGGTCCATGCCCGTCCCATGGGTGACGGTGGCCGGTGTTCCGGCCGCCTGAACTTTGGACGGGCATTGGCCCGCCTGCTTTCTTCCTCCGACCCTTGCCCGGATAAAGGCTGTGGAAAACGTGAAGGTACATGAGATGGCGAACACTACTGATACACCTGCAATGAAAGTAGCTATGGCTAAAGTAGAGGAGCGTGCGGCGTCGAAAGGCGGCTATATGAGTTTGTCAAAGGCATTGCAACTCGTAAAAGCTGGCGCCACAGCCTCCGATCTCGTGTCGAGTCCCCTTCCCGTACGAAGACCGGCTAAAGATACGTCTGAGAATGATCGATGTCACGACATGTTCGCGAACGTGATGGAGATCCCGTTGCTCTTTAAGGGCACCTATTGCACCGAGCTAACTTGGAAGGTGCAAGGGCGCCCCAGTGAAGAGACGATCAGGCAGATGTTTGTCGGCAAGCGATGTTTCACCCCTGTGGAGGGTATCCAGAGAGACCCCTTAGACCCCCACTTTAAACAGGGAGGTGGAAAAGAGAATATTTGCACGGTTGTGCACGCCACTCGGCTGATGAAGCAGAATGGCGATGCCTATATGCGAATCGCGCAAGGCGACGAAGAGCACTACACTCCTGCAGAAATGCAGCAGGCTCGTGAGTGGTGTGCAGAAGCCCGCAACTTCGTTGTGACGAATGGCCCTATGATTTCTTGTTTTCAACGGCTGGTCCATGCCGTGTCAACTACGATGAAACCATTAGGCCGACTCTACATAGAGCCCGAAACGGTGGAAGCCGTTTGTGCTATGCTTCCTTGGAAGGCAACAAATGTCCGGGAGATGCAGGGTAGGATGCCAGGCGAGTTTGAGTGGCTCGTCTTGAATCTTAATTCTTCATCCGGGTTCCCGTGGGACAAGCCTAAGAAGGAGGTGCTGAAGGAAGCCTATGAAGCTACAGCCCAGCTCATAAATGCCGTGCGTGATGGCACTGTGCAGCAGCTGTTAGCTAAGCACCCTCAGTGGTTGCTTGTCAAGCTGATGAATAAGCTAGACAGGTACGACGCTCGCGATATTCTTAAAGCCCCTGAGAAAGGGGTGATTCGGCAGTACTTTGTGTACCCTTTCCATTGGGTCATGTTGTTTTCTGCAGTAAATCAGAATGTCAGCCAGGCGATGGTCGGATTTTGGGAAGACCCTGCTAGCTTTTCCGCATATGGATTTGCGTGGCAAGAGGGAGGCCCTCAGAGGATCATAGACTGGATACGTGCGTCCGTGGCCAAAGGCCCAGGGATCTATGGAATCGCGTACTCAGACGACCAGCTCTGGGTAGTTGTGACTAAAGATGGTAAGGTCTACATCTTAGCACCTGATATCAACCGAATGGACTTAAACCTTGTAAACTTGGTTGGTCGCCTGTACTATGAGTACGGCAGCCGAGTGCTTCAAGGGAAGGTTGATAAGACGTGGGATGCGATTCTCCGCCTACAGTGCAAAATGGCATTCACTTGCCCAGTTATTCTGGAGTACGGCATGGTGATGCAGACGGAGAACTTCTTGCATAGTGGGGTCCCTGGGACCCCAGAGTTCGACCAAGTTGCCTCAGCGGCTGCCTTCCACACTATGAAGAAAGTAGTTGGGCAGCCAGAAAATTTGGCAGACGCGAAGCAGAGGCTACAAACTGGGTTTGGAGTGTGGATGCAGAAGTACGGATTAACAGTGAAACCGTACGAACTCCACCTCGCAACTGCAGAGTTGGCAGACCCGACCACAGAAGAGTTCATTACACCATGGTCTTTCTTAGGAAAGCACCTGATGTTTGAACCTCGAGTGGCGGGCTGGCTGCCTCGAAGCGACCCGGTTCGGTGCATCGCGTCTATTTTGGCGCCTAAGTCCACGCAGTTCGGCAATGCGGGGATTAGGGCGCAGATGCAGCGTGTGCGACAGATAGTCGCGGCTGGAGGATTCTCCATACCACAGGTGTGGAGGTCTATGCAGTCGTGGTATCAAACCTGCAGGGTGTCTCTAAAGCTCACACCCGCGGATCCATTTGAACCCGCAGATCAAGAACTTATTGAGCCTGCCGTCGATTTGGAACTTGCCGTTAGCCTTCAGGGCCCGGAGTTCCCATCGTTCATTGAATGTTGTAACTTGTACATGCCCCCACATCGTCGTGTAGATCTCCGCACTATGGTTCCTACCATTGCAGGAGTGGCACGAGAGCAAAGGGAGTGATCAGTGCAGCTACTCTTGTCAGCTCTTTGTTTGAC